ATTTTACCGAACAGAGGTATGGCATTGAATCTGGCAGTTATGGCATCAAACACACCTTCAACAAGTGTTATCGGTTCGTTCCAATTGATAAACGATTCAAACCCAACTACGTCTTTACTTACGGGTGGGTTCTTATACTTCGCATTTACATCTTCAAATATCGTTCTCGATACAAAGAAGTTTAGGTTGAAGTTTTGGTCGTATGATGGAACAATGATTCTACCACCATAGATTCCTGATGGACAATATCCAATGTTGTATCTGAAAATATCTGTTGGAAGAATACCGCGAGATTTTAGGTAGGAGACGGCTTGACGTATCTGCATACCTGTGGTGATGTCTTTGATTGAACCAAAGTCCGTTAGACGGATAAACTCCTGTGGTAATCTCAACTCCTCTTCTTTTTCGTCGGTATGATTCCAAGTGTGAAGGGCTTTTGTTTTGAGGATTCGGTTGAGGGTCTCATAATGTTGGCGGTCTACACGAATACGTTTGAATAGGGATTGAATCGTTCTTCCCTTTTCGTTGGAAACCCAACAATGCCAAAAGTTTTGGTTTTTGGAATTTACAGAAAGGTCTATCTCCAACTTTGGTTTGTAGTGGGAAACGAATGGTGAAAAGAAAGAATAGTTGTTGCCGGAGGTCTTCTTTCCTTTACCTAATACTTGTTCTAACAGATGTAATAAGTCGTGATTTATCATAGTGAAGATAATATACGACTATTTTGGGAGATTTACAACAGAGACCCGTGTTTTCTTTGAATTGATTCTCTCATTTGGTCGATATCTCTTTGTATCGCATTGAGTTCTGAACTATTTGGTTCTAGTGCCGCCATTACCTTATCCTTTACATCGGCTCTATAAAACTTCTCATCTCCCCACTTATCACCAGCAAATGAGTCTTTATCGGTTGGTAAGGCTGACTTTATCTTTTGTGTTGCACCTGTATTTTTCATTACGGCAGAAATTCGTGTGTTCAATTTCTTTGATAGATCCATAAGTTCACCATCAAGTTGTTCACGTTTCGTTTGTATAGTTCTACGTTTTTCAGGGGCACCCTTACTACGACGAGGAACATCTTGATATTCATTACCAATTTTTTCTAATTCATTCTTTATACGTTTGATGTTTTCCATGTGTTGTTTTATTGTCCCATCATTTGAAATAGCGGGAATCAACTCATCAACTATCGGTTGGAGGTTTTTATCGAAGTATTTTGAACGGAAGTACGTCCGAAGTAAATCGTCTATCTTACCAAGACCCATAGCACCGGCAACTATCGCTAAAAGAGGCAAAATCAACCATGCGTTTCCGGTACTTATTAGAGTAGCAGAGGCTGTTCCGGCACCAATAGGTAATAATAAGGTGGATTCACTACTAGTAGCATCTACAATCTTTGACCAAATCCTGTATAAGAATCCTTCGTCAATTTTTTGTTTTGATTGAGTTTCGTTTAGAATGTCTTTTAGCTTTATCATCCATTTCTCCGTTGGTATATCATATAAATATACGGAATCAAAGACATTCGTCCAACCATTCCGATGGAATTTCTTTCTTTGACCACAACCAACCCTTTTTATCACAGTATTGGGCATATGTTGTTTTACTACCCTTGTAGAGTTTTGCATTTGGATTCTGAAAGACGAATCGGATGTCTATATCGGGATGTTGTTTGAATACAAAGTCCATCTTTTCTCTGTCTACCTTTACCCAACGACCTTTTGTTTCGATGTAAAGTTTACCACCATTTTTCTTCGGTAAAACAAAGTCGGGTGTGTAGGTGTGGTTTGTGGCCGGTTTTATGTAAGACAACTTTTCGGTTTCATACCCGTAGAGTTTTTTAGCGGATTTGAGTGATTCGTTTATTGTGTCTTCTAAACCAGAACGGAAACCGTGTTTTATCGCAACTTCACTTCTTTTCATTATAACCTCTTTAGATCAGACATCAAATCTGATGATAACATTCATGTCCACGTCATCTCTTTTTTCAAGTGGACTACTCATTTTTGCAATAGCAATCAGTTCATACTTATCGTTATACAATCCAATTGTTGTAAAATACGGATTAAAGAACGAACTTGTTGCAAAGTCTTTTATCTTATCAAATGTTGGTACATTTCCTTCAATTATCGTTGGATTTTGAGTAAAATTATACTCATTTTTTCTGATTTTACAAACTATTTCATGTTCATAAAATGTTGTTGTACTCTTGAATCTTGCAGAAAAACCGTCGGTTCTTCCATTATAATCATAATTACCACTTCTACCTAATAATGAGTTATGATATTTTGGTCTTGGGTCTGATACAACAATTACACCGTCTGGATAAAAGACATTACCGACGATATTTGTTTGGTAAGCATAACCAAGATCGTAAGAATTATCAGCAAGAGCACTAATTTGTGCTGATGTTAAAGCTTTTTTATAGATTCGCATCTCATCCAAAGATGCAGAAAGAATACCACTCGTTGTTCCATTACCACCAATAAACATTTCATGTTCGTTATTCACGTTCACAGGTATATCGATACTTGAAGTAGCATCGATAACACCGTTTATGTAAATACTGTAAAGGCTTCCGCTCTTTTGACAAAGCACATGATTCCAACTTCCTGTTGCAAGTGAAGAAGAAGATGTTAGTTCTAATGTCTGTAAACCAGATGAACGACCAAACACAACTTTATGTGGATTTGGCGATGTGTAATTGTTTATTTTTACGTCAAATGGATATTGGAATGTTTTTTGTTCTTGGTACTCCGTTACACTTGCACGAGTTTGTGTATTTCTATAATCTACAAGTTTCATCGTATTTTTATTTATGACGTCGTTGTAGGTATAGTTTACATTTGATTGTGTGGCCGGCACATTTACCCAGAAACTAATTGCAAAGTTTTGTTTTGGTTGGATGTTGAAATTTTCTTTACTAACAACCTTAAAATAACCACCGTTTAATTGAGCAGATGTTCCACTTGAAGAAACAGGTGAAGTCGTCGGTATTCCCGGTATAAATGAAATTTGTTTTGGATAAACATAGTCAATTTGATTTTTAACAGGACTATAATCCATCACACCAAGAGTTTGTTTGTTTCTGAAATTATATGCTCGGTATTGTTCGTTGAATCCCATGTTTAGGATGCAAAAATCATCACCTATTAACTTTGTTGTATCATAATCACCATCGACCAAGTTTCCATTTGTGTCATCGGTGAGTGTGTATGCAAAGTATGAAGAAGAACCATAGTG